CTCCTCTTCTATTTTCATAGATGATTCTATTGAATCATTATCACGAATATTTAGTTGTCCTAAAAGGTTCATGTTTGTTAGTATGTTATTTATCTGTGTTCGTCTTCCCTTCAGCCATACTTCTGATTGTGTGTCTCCACGTTCTGTGTGACGATTATGTTCTTCGGATATGTCTACTGTTAGAACGTAAACTAATGCTTCATGGTTTTGCATCAACCATTCTATGTCTACTCCTCTAAAGTATCTATCACCCTCTATTAGAACATGTTTGTAGGCAATGTTTGCCCACTCAATGAATTCTCTAAATTGTGGTATAGAACCGTGAGAGAGCTTATCAGTTCCACCGAATGTCTCTCCCTCGGGATATTGACCGACTACTAATACGTCACCATGTTCTTGGCACTTAAATAGTTTCATCGGTTCAATTAGGTTGGGTTCATCTAACCTAGAGATAAGTCTTCTCATGAGAGTTGACTTTCCCGAACATGGAACTCCACCAACCATTATAATCATACTGGACTACCGTCCACGTTGACTAGAGCTCTCTCCATAGGTAAACCACCTTGTTTTGGGTCGGCAGTTATAATATGTGGAAGAAATCCTTTGAACACAACTATGTCATGATACTCAGGCTTTAGATGTTTTTTCATCCAAGCTTTTGCTCTGTTAAAAGCTTTGAGGTAATCTTTTCTTTGTTTCCCAATTCTGTCATGAACTGGATTCATTATGAAACCTACGATTTCAATTACTGCACCATAGTTATCATATAGTTCTACTATATCGTAGATTTTACTACTGAAATTACCTTCTTTTCTGACATAACCACTTCTATCCCAAGCAGGATTAGAAGTATTTTTAACATATCCTTTTGTTGGTTGTCCTAATTTTTTTGCTCTTTTGTTTGCTTCTTCAGTTGTGTAACCGAGAACATTTTCTTCTCTAGTATTACTCTGTCTAAATCTGTCCAATACGGTTTCAACTTCTGCATCTGAAATAGTTCCGTCAGCCATATCTCTGATTTCTGCTCTACAAACATCGTCATCTCTCCAATTGATACAATTATTATTTTTCAATTCCACTAGACCTTTTTTATATGTGTCTAATGTATTAGGAGTTCCTTGTTTTCTATGGTCTTCTCCAGTATTGAATTTTCTTTTCCATTTGATTTTGTCTTTTGGAGATTCAAAATCTAGGACTTCATAAAAGTATCTATTGACACCCATTGTTAGTAACGCGGAAAGTCTTCCGAAACCCGAAATGAGTTCGAGTTGTCCGTCACCTCTCTGTTCAACAATCATAGGCTCTTTTGTGTAATCAACTCCAAATTGTTTGAAGTCATTTACGATTCCATATTGATTGTCTTCCAAAGCAACTTGCCTTGGTTGTTTTGGGATACCGTTTTCGTCTGTTGTTATCAGTCTAGATAAAGAGCCGTCTTGTCTCCCATAGTTATTTTTAATCCCTTTCCCAGTAATGGGTGGATAAGCGTTTATGCTTCGTTTTATATCATAGTTTAATTGCATAGTTATACTCCTGTTGCAATATGTTATATACCTTCATACCCAGTATACAACGGTTTAAATTAAAAGAAACTGTCTAGTGAACCTTTCTCTTCATACTTTCCAGCATGAGGGCCGATAGGATTCTCAGTCTTTCCAGCTCTTCCTTTAGTTGCAACATGTTCATCACAATATGCAACACATGATAATCTTACTCCTTCACCAGTGATAGGTGATACACCATGCAATTCATTTGAATCTGCAATCAGTACGTCTCCATCATCTGCTTCAATAGCAATACCATATCTAGGGAAACATAAGTATGCACCCCCAAATTCTCCAATACGGAAGACACACATAGTTGTCATTCCGAACTCTAAATCTTTTCCATCCAAATGTGCAGACATCTTTGCAGTCCCACCAGTTGAATATTTGTTTGCAGATAAAGCTGTCATCGGTGAACCACCAATGTGATACTTCTCATCTATACATTCATCTGCAAAAGTTTTTTGTAAGTTGTATACTTCGGGAACTGCAGTCTTCAATGCTTGTTCATTGACGTTTGCAATCTGTGATAAGGTTTCAAACTTTTCTTTGTTGGATTTCTTATCCATCCATCCACTTGCCTTAATCATTCCTGTGAATCTGCCACGTTTATACCCGATTAGAACTGAATGAATCTCGTTTGCTTCTGCAATACGATTGAACTCACCATTCTTCTTTAGTGGGTAATAACTGTTAGGTGTTCTTAGGACATAGTCCTTACCTTCGATTAATCCTTTTGCCTTCATATCTTCATGGTCGATAGGCCCGGCTGCATTTGCTCTCATTGTAGATGTATCATCTATAGAAAACAATGTGTCTTTAACTGTTTGATATGTCTCACCTGTGTATGCTTTCTTTACGATACATGCAAGTAGAGTTTCACCCATGAGTGTACCATGAGGTTTATAAATCTTAATGATATCATCCTCAACACCAATAGATGAGATAACAGTATCATAAGAATCTTCGGTAAGATATTTACCGTTCCATTCTTTAAAGGTTTCTTTAAACCCTAAGTCTTTTGTTGCAGTGAATTCCATGGTTCTAATATTTGTCCTTTAATGTTTTCGACTAGGTAATACATACATAATGGTGCAACCATCAATCCTATTCTTGCACCTTTATCATTGTAGTCACCAGTCATTTTATAATCATTTGGTAGAGTCATTAATCTTACCATTTCTTTTGGTGTGTAAATTCTTTTACCACTGTGGTGGAAATGATTACCACCCATAAACTTAGGTTGACAACCTTGTTCAGTCAATGAATGAGCTGGTAGATGTTTAGGAACTATTCTTGACATGTAGTAAGAATGTTTCTCATCTTCGGGTTTGATATGTCCTAGTGCAATGTTCTCTTGGAACCATGGTTTTACAATATGGTCTCCAATAGAGGTATATGCTTGGTTGTCTCTTTCTTTTAATACTGGTGTAAGACCTTTACATGGAACACAACCTTCAAACTTTTCATCGGGATGAACATCAAATCCATTTACCCAATGTCCTTTGGAAGAATCATCCATTGCAGTTTCTAAATAAGCTGCATCTTTAATGTTATCTTCATCGGTTTCTAAATCGTGGATTGCATCTTCTATAGATGCATATTCTGTTACTGGGTCGGGGAATACAGATGACATGCACATCCAAGGCATTCCAATACCGTCTAGTACATCATCACGTACACCAACCATGAATACTCTTTCTCTCTTCTGAGGTACACCGTGCTGATGTCCCTTCATGATTTTCCAAGTCACTGAGTATCCTAGTGCTTCGAAATCGTTTACCATCCTGTTTAGATGGTCTCTTGCATAGTCCATTGAAAGACCTTTCACGTTCTCACATATTATAACTTTAGGCATTAACCCTTCGGCAATCCTAATCATTTCCCATGTTAGGTCTTCAATGTTCTGTTGCTTCATACCATATGCCATCTTCTCTTGGTTCCATCCTTCTTTCTTGGAACCTGCCATAGAAAATGGTGGACAAGGTGGTGACCCATCCATGATATCTAATTCGTATTTCTTAAGTCCACTAAGCTCCATGATACCTTCTGCAGTGACTTCTTTGATGTCTCTACATTCATGTACTGTGTTAGGGAAGTTTTCTAGGTAGGTGTCAACATGTAACTGTTGGAACTCGTTCATGTAACGAACGTCACCACCTGCTAGTTTGTAACCACATGAAGAACCACCACCGCCTGCAAAGAAAGTAATGTAATTAAACTGTTTACTTTCACTGTTACGATGAAGGTCTTCTAGGTTGTATTGAAAATATTTATTATCACTCATCATGACTCCATTATACTATATTTAGCACAACTCTGTCAAGGCGATTTCTAAAGATTTTTCAATATATTTTCTGGGCTTGAAGTCTCATAAGGGTCGGACTCTGCATTGTCTTGATAACCATCTTCAATGAATGCTTTTTCAATTACACCATCGTTGATTACAACTGCATATCTCCAAGACCTATATCCAAAACCAAGATTTGATTTAGAACATTCTGCACCAATCAAGTGAGTGAACTCACCGTTACCATCGGGAAGAGGGTAAACGTTTTTGATACCTAATGATTCGAACCATGAGTTCATTACAAATGTATCATTTACTGATACACAATAAATTTCATCAATTCCTTTTTCTCTAAACTCTTCAAATCTCTCATCAAAGCTAGGCAATTGTTGTGTTGAACATGTTGGAGTGAATGCGCCAGGCAAACCAAATACAATTACTCTTTTACCAGCAAACTGTTGTTGTGTGTCTAGTGTTACAAATTCACCATCAATTCTCTGAGGTAGGACTACTTCGGGTACTTTAGTTTCCCCTTCGATGATTTCTAATCCCATTCTTCTTTCATCTGTCATATCTAATCTCCATAATAATAGATACACCCATTATAAAACAAATGAGTGTATCTGTATATAGGCTTTCTTATGAAATTTTTATTTGTAGGGGTTTATCTTCTTCGGGAACAATCCTTTCCAAAGATATACTCAAAATACCATTCTTCATATCTGCACCTTGAACGACTATATCGTCTGCAAGTGTGAATGACCTTTTGAATGAACGTGAAGCAAGTCCTTTATGGACATACTCAAATAGTTCATCTTCCTCTTGTTTACCTTCGATAAGAAGTACATTTTTCTCTTTTGAGATTGTGATATCTTTCTTATCAAATCCAGCCAGTGCAAGTTCGATACTGAAGTTCTCTGCATCGTGTTTTACAATATTGTAAGGTGGATAGTTTGTATTAGTCGGTGAATGATTGGCACGTTCTAATAGTTGAAGAGTTCTGTCGAACCCGATTGCGAATGGGAATTCTTTCCCGAAATTGAAGATGTCGAAATCTCCGAGTTGTTTACTTGTCATAGTTTTCTCCTTTATTAAGCAAGTTATGTTATGTAACCTCTAATGAGCATTAGGTGTAGACGTGT